ATCGACCAGCAAGCCGCCGATGGTGGATATCGCCTGTGGGTTCTATTGGCTCACGGAATTAATAGGTCCGCACATCTGGTCGACTACGGTCTTTCGTCGACGCTTGAGGAAGTGTGGGATCGGCATATTCGCAATCCGTATCAGCATCTGGACGGCGGAAACCCAATGATGCCGCACGCTGCCGGTGCTGACTCCGGATGGGACACCAAAAAGACATACGACTTTTGCAACGGACACGCCGGGATGCTTGCCATCAAAGGCGCGTCCACAGACATGGGTGGCCTGCCTTACAAGCTCGGGAGCGTGGAAACCGGCGACAATGCTGGACAGGAACTGTTCCGGGTGAACACCGACTATTGGGAAACAGACCTGCAGGCCAGGCTGGATGAGCGGCTCCCGGAGGATGACGAATCACTCTCGCTCTGTATTGGTGCCGAATCAGATATCGAGTTTCTTGAGCAGTTGTGCAACGGCACGCTGGCGGACAAGATCGACAACCGCGGCAACGCAAAATTGTTCTGGCAGAAAAAGGATGAAAACATTGCAAACGACTTCCGCGACGCAGTCCGGTACGGGATCGCGCTCGCAAGCGCCTACGTTGAGCAAAACGGAGGCTTCCCGCCTCGCAGCGGTGTCTACACCAAAGCCAAAACGGTTGTCAATTCAGGCACCACAAGACCAGACGGAAGGGCGTGGAATGAGTAAGAAGAAGCAGGAAGCAGAAAAGGCAAAACCAGTCGAGGCACCACAGGAGCCGGTGCAGCTCAACGTGCAAAAAGACGCATCAGGTAAAAAGATTGAGGCGGAGCGATTCTGCCCGATTTGCTGGGGCCGTTTTAAAGGATACGGCACAGCAACAAATTCCAGTTTTATGGGCAAGCGTTACTACAAGTGTGACAAGACTATTCCTGGCAGCGAGTTTGGACCGTGCGGGTTCACATGGTCAATGGAGTGGGTGGAGATTCAAGCCGCAAGACAGCAATACATCGCACAGCTGCAGGCTATTATCGTCGAACATCGGCCAGTTGATATTCAGTCGCTTAGATGATTGGAAATCATTAGTAAGGACATTTGTCGTTGATCCGCTCAATATGTGAGCATGGCAACTGCTTCCGAACTTCTTACGCAAGTTGAGACCGCGATCAGCGACTGTCTGACCGCGCAGTCTTACTCTGTGGCTGGCCGTCAAAAGACGATGGCGCAGTTGCGAGAGCTTCGCGAGTTCCGCAAAGAGCTTGTTGACGAGATTTCCAACGGCTCGACCGGCTCAATGTGTTCCCTCCTATCACTGGAGGGGCCGAGCCTATGAGTATCATCGATTCCATTGTCGGGATCTTCTCGCCATCCGCACAGCTTCGCCGCATTGAAGCACGGGCCACGATTCAGCAGGTTAATAAACTGCTGGGCACCGCCAAAGGCCCTTATGCAGCGGCCAATTTCAATCGGCTGAACGCACTTCGCGGCATCGTCCAGAAAGAAAACGAAGTCAGCGGGAGCCGAATTGAATTCCTTCGCGCTCAGTCATGGGATCTGTACCGCGACAATCCAAGCTGCCGAAAAATCGTTCGATCACTCGAAGCCAAGGTGATTGGTAAGGGAATGCACCCGGAATCGATCGCATTGTTCGCTGATGGCACCCCAAACGTGCCATTTCGCGAGCGTGCAATGCAGCTTTGGGAGCAATTACAGAGCGGATTTGATGCCCGTGGACTGCCTGGAAAAGGTGGTTTAACGATGGGGTGTCAGCAGCGACTGGCGTTCCGGTCGGTTGTTTTGTCCGGTGACACGCTCTATCGCATCAAGCCGATCAGTTCTGCCGAGCAATCACGCCGAAATCTGCCGATCGCTGTCGTTCTGCAGTTGGTTGATACCTGCCGGCTGGCGAGTGAATCAGAGATACTGCAAAACTCTTTGCCGGATGGCCGTCGCGTCTTTCGTGGCATCGAATTGAACGAAAATGATGAGCGAACTGCCTACTGGGTGAAGAACACTCTGATTTCAGACGCAGCATCAGCACCAGCGACGGCAACGCGGATCCCAATCGACAAGATGGGCCACCTTTACATTGAAGAAGACATTGACGAGCTTCGCGGCGTGCCGTGGTTTTCGTCTGCAATCCTTCGCGCTCGCCGGACTGATGACCTCGAATACAACGTTCTGACTGCTTCGGCGATGGCATCTTGCATGGTTGCGACCTACAGCAAGCCAACAGGGGCCAATAAGCTCGGGTTGAATGCTGGATCTGAATACAACTCCGGATCTGCAGACGGCACGGACCTGACAGACAGTGACGGCAACACGATCAACAAAATTCAGCCGGGTATGGTGGTCAATAAAGGCAAGGACGGATCATTCGAGCTTCTCAGCCCAAACCAACCGAACATGAACCCCGAAGCGTTCGTGCAACACCTTCAGCGAGGCACCGCATCGGCCATGCCTGGCACAAAAGCCAGCACCGTGACCGGCGATTATCGCAACAGCTCATTCAGTTCGGAGCGATCCGCAGACAACGATTGTTGGCCTGAAATTCAGATCGTTCAAGAATGGTTTGCGTCCCATTATTGCCAGCCAATTTGGGAAACGATTCTTCGCACCGCAGTCTTTGAAGGCTACTTCGATGGCATCGTGTCAGCTGAAGAGTTCCAGTCAAATCCAGAAATGTTCTCAGCAGCCAACTGGCAAGGCCCGGTTGCGCTTTCCATCAATCCGAAGGATGACGTTAGAGCAGCCAGCGAACGAATTCACGCAGGGCTTTCATCACTTCAAATGGAATGCGCCAAGATCAACGTCAACTGGCGAGATGTTCTGAATGATGTCGCGGAGCTTTACGAGGTGGCCGAGGCAAAAGGCATTCCGACAGAAGTGATTAACAACATCATGGGCATCGACGCTCAGGACCAGATGGCCGTTCAGCAGATGGCAGCTTCAAGCGAAGAGCAATCGCCAGAAGATGCCGTTGAAGACGATTTACTGGAGGAGGTTCTCGATGCGTAAACGCGACCAGAGAGATCAGGCAACAGCTGATACAAACTATCGCTCCCTGAGCGTGCGAGCGGCGACATTCGACGAAGAAACCCGCAGCGTTGAAGCAGTCATAAGCACGGAACAGCCGGTAGACATGCCCGATTGGGGCCGTCAATCAATGGTTCCGGAAGTTCTTGTGCCATCTGGTGCTGAGTATCCATCGAATCGACAGGTTCCGTTTCTTGATTCACATCAACGCCGGTCGGTCAAAGATCAGCTCGGTTCAGCTCGCGAAATCAAGGTTAACGGCAGCGAGATCACCGCGAAGCTAGTGTTCCGCAAAAGCAAAGAATCAGACGACGCGCTCGGCGGTGTTCGTGACGGTCATATCACCGATGTTTCGGTTGGATACGACGTTTTGAAACGCCAGTACATCGAAGCGGGTGCAAAGAAAACAATCGGAAATCGGACCTACGAAGGCCCGTTAAATGTTGTGACGAAGTGGCGGCTCCGCGAAGTCTCGTTGACTCCGATCGGTGCCGATGATCAGGCAAAGCTGCGGGGACTTGATCCAGCGGCGACTCGTTTCAAGTCCTCAGAAGAACAGGAAGAATTTACGATGAATGCAGAACTCCGCGCTTTGCTGGTGTCAAAAGGCATGTCAGCAGAACTAACCGACGATCAGGCTCAGCGATGGCTGATTGACAACGCTGCAAAGCTCAGCGAAGTCAAGAAGGAAGAAGAACGCAGCCAGCAGAACACGCTGCCATCGGCTGCTGAGCTTGCCAAGCTTGTTGCCGATGCAACACGCGAAGCAATCTCGACGGCAACAGCAACTCGCAAGGCATTTGAAATTGATGTTCGCGAACTCTGTGAACTGGCCGATATGCCCGGCGAAGTCGACGCTTGCCGAGGACTGGAAGACATTGCGGCTGTTCGCAAGCACATCAAGGACACAAAGGCCGGGCAGGATCAGAACGTCGGCTACGGTGTGACCGTTCGCCACGTTTCCAGCGGAACGGAACGACTCGAAGTTGATCTACGTTCGGCATTGACGCTCACGGCCTGCCGATCTGCACTCAACGGCGACGAAGCAAAGCTCGAAAAGTACTACCCATCAACTCAGCGAAGCAAAGCGGCAGACAATTTCCGCCACGCAACGCTGTTCGACATGGCCACGGAATACGTTCGTTCTCGCGGCATTCAGACGCTTGGTTTGACTCGCGACCAGATCGCAATCTGTGCGATGTTCGGACCTGAGAAGGCTGGCATCCGTGCGACTCCAGGTGGTGCGGCTTATCACGGGACGGGTTCATTCAGCAACCTGACTCTGGACGCCGTCAACAAGTCCATGATGATCGGTTATCAGGAAGTCCCTGCCTCATGGCGCGGACCAATGAAGCAGGGCCAGTCAGCGACCGACTTCAAAAATATCCACCGGATGCAATTGGGAGCAATTCCAAATCTGCCGGTGTGGAATGATTCGGTTCGTCCGGACATGGCGAGCATGGCAGACGGCAAAGCAACCTATGCAGTCGAGTGCCGTTCGATCGGGATTGACTTCGGTTACAAGCTGATTGTCAACGACGATATGTCAGCCTTGACATCGACGCCAATGAAGTTGGGTGATGCCGCAGCCCGAACGGTCAATACCGTCGCATGGGCACAGGTCACGAGCAACCCAACGATGCGGGACGCTCAGGCGTTATTCCTCGCAACAGCAGCCGGTCTTCGATTCCGAAAGAACCTGACAACCGGAGCTGGTGCGCCAAGCTCAACGACACTCGGGGCGCTGAAGGCTCTGATGCGACTAATGCGTGGGGAGAACACTCCAGAAGGCACAGAGTCAGCTGACATTCTCAACCTGACTCCGTCTTACCTGGTTGTTCCAGCAGCGCTGGAAACCACTGCGGAAATTCTGATCAACTCAGCGTTTGATCCTTCATCGACCGGGGCTGGCACGTTCAACCCAACTCGGTCGCTGAAGTTGGTTGTCGAGCCATTGCTCGACGCTGCATCATCCACAGCGTGGTACTTGTTCGCTGAGCCGACACGGGTTGAAACCGTTGAAGTCACTTTCCTCGCCGGCCAAGAGACTCCACAGGTCCGCGAAGTCCGTGACGAGCACACGCTCGCCAGCACTTACTACGTGCTGCAGTCGGTGGCCGCTAAGGCTCTCGATCATCGCGGCATCCAGAAGCACGACGGAGCGTAATTAGCCACGTCTATCGTTCGCCAACAGCCGCTCCATCCGTGGGGCGGCTTGCGGCAGTGTTACTGTTCGGGAATGTTTCCCGCGAATAGCTCAGTCCCCGAGAGGGGCAAACAGACTCGAAAGGTGAATTGAAATGATTAATCGTGGAACACTAGAGTGGCCAGTCATCGGCGGCGAACACTTTACGCGAGCCCAGGCATTCACAACAACTCCGGGGCAAAACGGATGGACTGCGGTTCTGACCGGAACCACGCCAACGGCTCTTTGCGTCACTGCTGACGGCGGAGCTGCAAAGCTCACGCTGACGAGCACCAGCGAAGCTCAGTTGGCGGTTCTGTACCACAACGATGTTCTGGCGTTCGACGTGC